ATCAGCCGGCAAAGGTATTGCTAAAACATTTGTGGTAGCGTCAAATTCAAGATCTACGCCCATTCCACGACATGCCCAATATATTCTTGAAATAGAAACCGAAGTACAAGCAGCACCCGCACTGTTACTAGCTAACGCTGATACGTCAACCTTTTTAACAGAGGCTTCGCCTGTGCCATCGCTCTCATTAGTAAATTTCAAGATTGCGAGTTTTTCTCCATCTTGTATGGTTTGACTGGTTACTGTATCAGCCATGTTTTACTCCTTACAGTTCAGTATTTGCTGTACGTTCTTTGCTTGCGCCAATGTAATCGACAGTCAAAGTTTTTGCAGCAGCAGCACCATTTTGTATTCCAAACGAAAGAGCTAACTCTTCATCATCTGGAGCATTAGTGCTAACAACTGTGCCAGCTAGAACATTGTTTTGGAAGACATGAAACTTCTGATCTTTAGGATCGTAAACAAAACCTACAGTCATAAAAGTATCGTCGGCCAAAGCGTTTGGCAAATCTAAAGTAGATTGCGTGCTGTCTTTTTCAACAACGAAAGTAACAGTAGTTCCGCCATCAGACTTTAAGAAGAAAATTCCATCTGTTACATCTAATGGGGTTGTGTCAGTCAGTTGTAAACCAGCTACGATGTCTGTTTCAGTCGCATCATTAGTTTTAAATCTCATGTTAAATGCTAACTGTTTGCCAGCCTCGTACTTATAACCTTCTTTAACAAGTTGGAAAAAGTCATGGTCATTGTCTCCAGCTGCGTTGGTTACTAATAGTAAACCACCATCGCCATCAGCTAATGCTTCTGTTGCAGATCCAGTGCCATCTTCTGTTGTTGTAATAGTCCAATCGGACGCCAGGTAAGTATCAAAATCATTAAAATAAGTGTGATACTTATGGGGTGCTGGAGCTTTTAATTTACCTAGTGTTGAATCAGCTCCAACATTGGTAACTCCAGAAGTGAAGTGTGTAGTCATAATCAGCCTCCTTATAAATAGCCATTGCGAGCACCATGCCCGCAACAATTAGTTCTACAAGATTGATGATACTACTAGGCTATTTAATTCGCAACTTTGAGATCTTCCTGGTTGGCCAGGTATTCGAGTTGCGCCAGGGTGCTAGGCATGCTGGTGTGGTGAACACTGATACCTCCAGCTGCCGCCCAGGCGTCGCAGTTAGACTTTTTATCGTCAACCAGGACATCGCCAGATTTTGCGAATACTGCTTTGTGTTTGCCCTTGATTGTGCAAGTTACTACAACGTGTGGATCTACATGCTGGTGGATCCAGGCCATTTTATCAGCCACCACTAAAGGTCTGTTGATCTCACCGGTAGCCGTGAGGATCTCCCAGGGTAAACCGGTGTTTTTGACCAGGGCGATTAGATCTAACATGCCTGGCATAACCGGTAAGTTTCTGAAAAGTCTTTTGTTTATGAAGTCGGCCTTTTGCTCGTCGTAGTGGCCCTCACCCTCCAAGGGCCCGTTTATGTAATCAGGGCCCTCTACTCCTTTGACAAAATCTGCCAAAACTCCATCCATGTCTAAGTATATTTTTTTCATTCTACTCTATCGTGTATTGGTACAGGACCTAAGCCGTAAACATTCCCTATATCTTTACCCATTAACTCTCTGCATTTGTCGCCGAATCTTGAGTCAGTGGTAGAAGCAAAATTACCGCCAAAAGAGGCAGCCTTATCTAATTTTGTCTCCGGCACTATCTTTAAAGAACATCCAAACCCAAATTCTTGTTTGATTAACTTAGCAGCCGGATAATCTTTGCAAGGCTCAAACGGACCACCTATATCAGTTATGCAAAACCCTTTAACGTAAGATGACTCACCGCCATTTGTGCAATCTTCTCCGTAAAACAAGTCGTCCGGATGTTCTCTTTGTGTATAAATATCAACATGAATTCCCATTACGCCACCTCCTTTATTGCGTTCTCAACTTCTTCCCAAGCGATAAAATTGTCTCTTCCATAAAGCAAGTCGCCCGCTAATCTTTTGTATTCATAGTCGGGGTTGTTAGAAACGCCTAAGTTGACCTTGCCTCTAACAAACTCTTCAAGTTTTTCTAACGCCTCGTCTTGTAATCTCCAATCGTATTTGATGAACAAGAACTTAGTCTGAGGTATGTCCTCTCTCAAGTTGCTGTTTTCGTAAATATCATACATGCCATCGAAGTGACCATATTTATATTTGGCCAACTCCTCTTGCAACGCTTTGTAAACCTCTGGATCAATTATCTCTTTGATCTCGACGTCTACGCTGTTGCCCATACTGAATTGTTCGCTTCTTACGCTGGCCTTGATATTTTTTTCTTTTAAGATCTTTCTTATCTCAGCCGCGCATCTTGCTACTTCACTTTTGTAAGTCATTTCTCCTCCTTTTTTGTTGTTGTTTTCATGTCTCACATAGATATATTACAGTATTTGCATAAATATGCAACTATTTACAACTATAAATATTGAAATAATTTAGGCCAAAAAAAAGGGCCCCGAAGGGCCCTTTGTAACACTGAGTAATAAAGTGTGTTACGACTTCAAATTATGCGCCTTGAGATCCGTAGATTCCTCTCCAATCCGAGAAACCGAACGAGTATCTTTCTCTAGCTTTATATCTAATGTTGCCTGTTGAAAAGTCTGGCTCCATAGAAGTCTCCATTGGAGATCTTTGGAACATTTTTAGACCTTCGCCCATGCTGTTCACAGATGTAAGAACAAAGAAAGCATCAGGATCAGATAAGTAATGATTAACAACGTAACCACCAGGTAAAACACCTGTGTTTCTGATTGCGTTGATGTCATTATCAGCTGTTCCAGATCTTTGAGTAGAGCTTAATATTCTGTCTGCAACAAAGACTAATTGTGGTGGAACCACAAGTTTGTCAGCTTGCACAGAAATTGTTAAACCTCTGTCGTCTGTAAACGTAGATATATCAATTAAAGCGTCCTCTAGTGAGGCTTCGTTAAGGTCTGCCATAGTAGTAGCTCTATTCGCAGCTGTTCCACCACCGGCTAGGGGGTGAGCAGTATTGATTAGAGAAACACCATCACCGCCAGTAAAACTGGAAGAGAAAGCGTTATTTAGTACGTCAGCGCCTTTGACTTCTTTGGTGTTAGCCATAGATTTAGCCAATGCTTTAACATATCTTTTACCTAGAGAGTCATAAAGGTTGTCTTCAACCGCTTCTTCTGTAAGTGCAAAAGCCAACGCAACAGTATCGTGCGTGTATCTTGCGCTAAAACTTTCGGAAGCATTGTCAAATTCAACGCCTTGTCCCTCTGATTTTACGGGTGCGCCGCCAAAACCAGTGACTAGCACTTCTTCTTCAAACGCCCTGTTTGAATCCTCGATTACAAAAATATCTTCATACTCTTGATCGTAAGAATCATAGGACATACCAAAAAGTGCATTAAGTCCTGGTTCAAGCTCTTTCGCTAATTGTGCTCTTGAAATTGCCATTTAATTAACTCCTTATGCTAAACCAGCACCTTTTTGTCCCATGATGTGATTCTGAATCACGCATAGTACATTGGTGTTGGACGATGCTACATCGTCGTTATTAGGATCCTGGGATATGTCAATACATTTTAGAGGTAATGTAGCGGTGGTAGCACCGGTTGTTACATCTAATTCTGTATTTGATATACCAGACTTAGTATCGCCTACTGGTGATCCGTCAACAATGTCGAAGTTTCCGAACAAGTCGGCGACAGGAAAAGTGTCGTCTGCTTGTACTTCAAAAACAACATTAGGATCATCAATAACACTTGCGATGATGTCCGAAGCAGAAATACTGCCCGGATAGTGATTTTTAAACACTTGCTCGCCTGTTGTAGGATCGGTGTATTGAACTCCGTTAAACACTCCGACAATCGGAACAGTTCCAGTTGCGGCATGGCGCCCCAAAACTCCAGCTGTAAGCTGAGTTACCAAGTCTCCTTGGAATATTGGTGTTGTGGCTCCACTAGCAATTCTATATCTGGATTGACCTCCAGAATATGGTGCTCCGCCCATTTGACGAACAGGTTTTAAACCAAAAGCGGCATCTTTATTTGCCATAAGATTTACTCCTATTTATCTAGTTACTTTTTCCCAAAAGTAACATTAGACTTTCTATCAGAGTCATACTTAACATATCGCCCGTCTTTCCGAGATTCGTTAAACATATTATTGTCTAACGCGTCCTTCTTACGAGCTGTTTGATCCTCATAATAAGCATTACGCTCCTCACGAGTCTCAGTAGGTATTTTCGCCAATAGTAGTCCTTCGCTATAAACTAAACCAGCATGTCTACCAGATTCAGCAACGGGGTAAGAGTATTCATCAGGTAGATCGGATCCTCTTACGAGTTCCCAACCTTCTCTAATTCTTCTCGCCACGTTTGCCTTATCCTCTACTCCTAGCATAGATTCTCTTATCCATCGATATTCATATCCAGCTGGTGGTGGAGGAGTCTCTAGTTTTCTAACCGGTCTCCATGGTTGTCTGCGAGAATTTTTATCGTGAGACTCGGACTCACGGGATGTTCTGGAATGTACGTTTTCGCTATTTTGCTCTGTCATTTTACCTCCCTATTCGCTATACGTTGTTTTTCTTTAGCAACAGATTTTAACCACGCTTCATCTGACATGCCGTGTGGCTTCAATCCTTGTAGAGTTTCGACTTCACTTTTGGTAAAACGTACGCCGTTCTCTTTGCCTTGTGTTTTTTGCCGACTTCCTACAGAAGCGGAGGCGACTCTTTGCACAGCGGGCCTGTCCTCACTTTGTTCGGCATTATCGGATCTAAGATCCGGATAAACTTTATAAATTCTATCACTCAACTCATTGTAGTATTCGTCTGATTCTAAATCATAACCCTCACCAGCCAATGTGTTATGCACATGTTCTGCCCAGGCTGTAGCCTCTACGTTCTGGTCAAACCACGGATTGCTGTCTTTCCATCGCAACGCTTTGTCAGACGGCTCTATTGCTTGTTGCACAGGCTGTTGTACTTGTGCTTGTGGTTGTACTTGTTGAGTATTAACTTGTTCTTGTCTTTGTTGAGCTATTCTTACCCTTTCTTTCTCCAGGGCAACTTCACCTTTCAACGTATCAGCTTTAGAGAGCAGTTCAGCATCGCCGGAGGCATGAGCTTTTTTGTATAGCTCGTTTGCTTCTCTTTCTTTTATCTCTACTGTTTCTGCTTGTTTTGCAAGCAAAGACTGTTGAGCCTGGGATGCATGCTGATAATAAGCATGCACCTCTGCTTCTCTTTGTCTGAGCGCTGCTTCTAATTGTGCGGCTCTTTCCTCTGTTTCACGATTCCTCGCGTTTAATTTATTGATACGTTTAGAAACACTTTTAGTATAGTTTTCTAACTCGTCGTCACTTGTACTGGCTGCCTCTTGCACAGGGGCATCTGTTTCGGTGACTTCTACCTCTATATCCTCAACCTCTGGTTGAGCTACATTTACGTCGTTTTCTGGTGTCATAAGCTCACTATATCATCTGGATCAAGAATCGTGGCTATTACTTCATCATCGTTGATGATTCGTACCTCTGCACCATCCTCAAGTTTAAACCTAGAGCCAGAGTAGCGCCCTATTAAAACCCATTGTTTTTCTTCACACCAAGGTTTATCTCCAAATCTTTTGCTATCGTTGTAACATTGTGGTCCCATCTTGACCACATAAGCAACAACTGTAGCCAAGGCCTCACGATTGACAGTTTCTTTTGCTAATACAATTCCGCCTTTTGTTTTTGCTTTCCCGGCGTAAGGAAGGACCAACATACGCCAACCTGTGGGTTGTGGCATGCGGTCTAATAAAGAAGCGTCTAGTTTTTCTGGATCTAAGACTCTATCTTCCAGATCCACATAAGCCTCCGCTACTTTTTTAGCCATTACGTTATTATCTACTACCTGTGACATTATATTTCTTTTCCTATATTGCTAATTTCGTCTAAAACAAAGTATAAAGCATTGAGCTCGCCTTGCAAATATTTGTAATGTTCCATATCTTTTAGGCCACCGGACATAAATGTCTCTTGTATCTGCTTTTCTCTAGCATCAACTTTTTTCTTTATAAGATCTATGACCTGTATGTCGTCCATTTATTTTGACTTGCTAGGTCTGCCTCTTTTTTTTGCTGGTGCTTTTTTTGTTGCTTTTTTCTTAGGAGCTGCTTCTTTTTTTGGAGCAGTCTTCTTAGCTGGTTCCTTCTTAGGCTTTTCTTCTACAGTTTCTTCTACTGGTAAACCAGCTTTGATCCTTGCCATTTTCCTAGAGATTCTTTCTAAATTAGCCTGGTGTTTTATTTCCTCGGCTTCTGCTGCCGCTTTAGCATCTGCTTCTTCTTGAGCTCGTGCTTCTTTTTTGGCAGCTTTCAAGGCTTTTATGGCCTCTAGTTTGTAGGAAGTTGTCATAATATCCCCTTAATTTTATTTTCTAATTCAAGCAATTTAAGATCTGTATTGGTTTTCAGTCTGTCTATTGCTACCTCAAGTTTATCATCTGCTATTTGTTTTTGCACATTCATGCGCTCAAGTTGTAACTCTGCATCTATTTGTTTCTCTTGAGCTCTCTGATTTTGTTTACTGTCAAACTGTTGCGATTCAAGATCTAACTCTTTATCTCTAAGATCCAGCTCGCGTTGTCTAATATCAACCAGTGGATCTCCGCCGCCACTCATACCTATAGATTGTAAAAAGTCATTAGCTAGTTGTGCCATGATTGCAGAGCTGTATTGCTCATTTATCATTTGTATTTGTTGACCTATTATCTGTGCTTCTTCTGGCGAGACTTGTTGCATTTGTGCTTGTATTTCACCAATTCTTTGTTTCATTTCATCTGGCATTTGTTCCTGGGCCAGCTGTGCCGCTAAGAATTGTAAATGTTGCATACAATGGCTGATAATCAAAGCCTGGACTTGTGGACTATCTTTTACCAGATCTGTAAAAAACAGACTCCTATGTGTGTCTATATGTGCTTGGTGATTTTGTTCTGGAAAGGCCTGTGCTGGTTGGCCCATCAATAAAGTTGCATTTTCCAAACCAGCATCGACTGGCTTAGGTGTCATGTCTGGCGGTGGCATAAGTAGGGCGTCTACATTATCAACGCCTAAAGCGGCGTACATACGTCTGTAAGCCTCATATATGCCCATAGGACCATGTACCTGTGGATTAGACTGTACCATTTGTAAAAGCTCTTGAGCTAATGTCACTCTCTGGCTTTGTGAAAATATGTTTGGATCTGAAACCGGAATGATGTCTACTCTGTCGTCAAAGTCTTGTAGTTTTATTTGGTTTTGTCCGGATCCCACCTGGAAGCTATAAACTGGTGGTAACGACTCACCGAAAACTTTTGCCAGTAAGTTAAATTCTAGTTTTTGTGAATAGTGCAATCTTTTGTGTATCGCACTCATTACTTTCGTGCCACGCTCTAGCAAAGCAACAGTTGTGCCCACTGGCATCGCTTGGTTCACGTCACCAATGTTCATATCTGCTATAGCTGCAAATCTTTTACCGGAATCTACCAATATCCCTAATAACTGCATCAAAACATTACTTGGCTCTTTAATTGGCAGTGGTATAAGGTTTTCTCTAAGAGATCCTCCAGTTGTGTCTATATCTCTAAACTCTCCTGGTTGCAACGGATCGTCTTCATCTCGGATTCGCATACCTCTAGCTTTAAAACCAGCTGGTAAGTTTGCTAATGTTCCCGCATCTATTAATTGTCTTAATATTGAAGTTGATGCCTTTGATAAACCGCCGATCATGTGCGATAAACCTAAGCCATAGAAACCTAAGCCTGGCATGAATTTGTATTGGACAAAGTAATTAATTTTGTTTTTAAGTAAATCGTTTTCCAGGTAATTACGTCTGATACTTAGTATTTTTTCTGAGGACTCTTCAATAGTAACAATATAAGGTAGTTTCAGTCCTGTTGTGTTGCCCTGTGCATCCCTGTCCTCATAGCCTTCTATATCTAATACAGTGTGTACCTCGTAAACAGTTCTGTTTCTATTTTCTTTGTACGACGGCGATATACCTTGTATTTCATCAATCGCATCTTGCACGTCAGATAGATCTTCGCTGTACCCGTCACTGCCTATGTCTACGTTTGCGTAAAAACCACTGATTTGTTGTTTTTTGATTTCATTAGAAGACATGTTGATTGCATGTGTAATACGCTCCGCACTGCTTATATCAGCTGCTTCATACGGAACAATTAGATCTTCTGGAGGTATAAATTTAGACATTGCTCTGTTAAGAACAAAGTCAAAGTAAACTTTTTTGAAAGCAGATCCGGCCAGAGGTAAGTAAAATAACATTTGGTCTAGTTCTGGATCGTACTCTTCCATTACATTCATAATGTAATAGTTCATAAACTCTTGCACTCTTTCAGCTTGATCTTCTGTTTCTACTGTCCTGGCACCCACTATTTCTGTCTTTACAGGTCCTTTGGCTGGTAACATTTCTTTATAGGCCTGGGCCTGGAATTGTGTTACAGCTTCGGCTAGGATTGGGTGTATCACCCCAGAGCTACCCTCGAATGGTTGTGATCTTTGGTCATCAAATTTCATACCCAGATATTTCAAACCATCTGTATAGGTTTTTTCCCATTCGCTCCTGGATTGTTTATCGCCCTTAATAGAGCTCAATAAATCATTTGATATGCTTTGCAAAATGTCCTCTGGCAATACTTCTGCCAGGTTCATATTGAAGTTTACTTGAGGTGCCTCTTGTTGTATTTCATCATCGATCAAAACTTCTTGGCCGCTTACTAATATTTCAGCTGCCTCTCTTATCTGATCTTCTCTGGTTGTGTCGGGTTGTATCTCAACAGCAGATCCCATGCTTCGCACGTTTGGATCTTGCTCTGTTCCTAGTTGTTTCTCAATCGCCATAATATTTTAGTGTAACACCCTTGGTCTGGAATCAAAATCCAAATCCACTATGTCTGTTAGTTCTCCCTGTACCTCTAATCCGTGTGCTTCTGCTATTAATTCAGCATCATCCATGCACTCTGCATGTATATCAGGTCCACAATATTCTTTGCCATCAAAGATAAACTTAGTGACAAAAATCTTCAATAGTAAATTGTCCGGTTCGCCTTTAATAATTTCACCTCGTCCTCGTAGTCTTCTCTCAATGAGATAAAACCACCTTGTCTAAAACGCATCAAAGCCATTGTAGCACTATCGCAAAAGTCGTCATAATCACCAAAAGGAAACGATGCCATTTCTTCTATGACTTCATCTGCAAAGTCGTGTTCTGGTGCCCAAACCATGCCAGATTCAAATATTGGAGCCACACTGTTCATCCTGGCAATTTTATCTTGTCCTCTGCTTGGAGAGTATGCTGTAACTGGTATTCCCATTCTACGCAGCTCATGTGTAAGCGGTGTTCCAGATGCTTTTGCCTCTATCAATACACAATCAGGTTCCCAATATCGGTACTCTTCCATGGCCATTTTTTTTAGTTCTGGAAAGTCACAACGTACTCTTTTTGCGTCCAATAGTATTATTTCGTCCGCATTTTCATCGCCCCGGTTGAATATTGCCCAGGTTGTTATAGCTGAATAGTCTGCGGTTTCTTTTTTAGAAAACGCCGTATCATAGCTTTGTATAACGTATGAGTAAGGCGGTATGTCTTCATCTTCCCAGCGGTTCCACCATTCTCTTTTTACTATAGATCCTTCTTCCGCTGTAGGGTTCTGCATCCATTGTGCGTTCCACTTAGATATAGGCAACGATGCTTTTACACTTAATAATTCTTCTTTTTTCCAAAACTCTGGCCATAAAGGTTGTTCTGATTCTGGCATGATTGCCGGAAACTCTACTACTTCCCATTGATCCGCAAACTCGTCTGATTGTTTTCTTAGTACATTACCAACCAGATCTTTAGTGCTCCATCTTGTCATTACTATCACAATTATTCCGCCAGGCTGTAAACGCTGTCTAGGACCAGACGTGTACCATTCGTAAGCAGATTCCATGGCTTTTGGTGACATAGCATCTTGTTCAGAGTGAGGATCGTCAATGATTAGCAGATCCGCACCACGACCTGTTATTGCACCACCAACACCAGCATAGAAAGACTCACCCTCTTTGTTTGTGGTCCATCGACCGGCACTTTTATTATCTGCCTGGAGCTGTAGATCCGGAAAGATGTGTTGATATTCTTCACTATCTATTATGTTTCTAACTCTTCTACCGAAACGCACTGCGAGTTCTGCCGTGTGTGTTGTTTGTATTATTTTAAGGTTGCCCCTTCTGCCCATCATCCAGGCTGGGAAAAAGGTTGATGCAAACTCTGATTTAGAATGTCTAGGCGGTAAACACACAATTAATCTTTTTAGTTTACCTTCTGCTATGCGATTAAATTTTTCCGCAATAATCTTATGATGTCTGCCTTCAATAAAGTCTGGCCACATGTGATTTACAAAAGATATGAAATCGTTTTGGCAAGAGTCTTGCTTTTCTAATTGTTCGTATCTGTTCAGTAACGCTACTGCTTCCGCCTTATCAGTCTCAGACAGAATATCAAAGTCCTTATAGGAAACTTCGCTCATAGTCGAGTTAGGTGGTCAGGTAGTGACGTAAAACCACCCAACTCTAAGCGCACAACGCGCCTGTGGGTAGTATTACATATCGTTAAACTTCGTGCCATGGTTCATCTTTGAAAAGTAAACTTTCGGCTTCTCTTCGCCTTATCAATCCTTGTAGCGTCTTACCTCCAGCCTTATTCCATCTTTTCATTTCACTGGGTACTTTATCGTATTCTCCGTTATTTAAAACTTTAAGCATGGTTGAGCTACGAAGATTAGATCCTCCAAGATTGAAGGTCCAGGCTACTAAAGCGTCGAATTGATTTTGCGAAAGGGGCACCTCAACACATTTGTTTACCTCTTCTTCGAAATCTGCCACGTCTTCTAATAGCAATGCCTCTGCTCTTTCTTGTGAAATTTCCATGCCCATTTCGACACCGCGAGTAGATCCATAACCGATTGTGGGTACTCCCGCGCTACATAGGTAGCTTTCCAGCTTGCATCCCTCAAAACGCTTAATAAGCGCAATGCCTTCTTGTGATATTTCCATATTACTCTCCCCATTTTTTTGTTTTTGTGCCGCCGTGATAATCGACAGCAAGATTTTCTTTTTTGAGCAAATCAGCGACATTGCCTTTTTCACAAAAGACATCCGCTAATACTCTCCCATATTTATCTGTTCCATAAGACTTAATTGTAATATCGCCAACTAGCCATTCTTTAAGTTTTTGTTTTGCCAGTAAACCAAGTTCTTTTTCCTTTGCTCTCTCTGGGTATCTCTTAATATTGATCCTAGATTCCGGGGTATCAATGGAATTTATGCGTACGGCTTTGTTGTGTAATTGCACCGAGAAACCGAGATCTATAGTCTCTAACCTTATAGTGTCTCCATCTGTTATAGATTTTAATTTACACTTATAAACGAAAGCGTATGGCTGCTTACTCATTTTCTTCTCCCTGGTTTGTGGTCACAGTTCTGTAATAGACAACCACTTCTTTTAGTTCTTTGATGTATCTTTTTAGCTCTTGCATGTTGTAAGCCATCAATTCGTAATCTGGTACTGACATCGCAAAAAATACTACAGATCCCTCTTCTTTTTCAACTCTTTGTAAAAACTCGTCTAAGTTTTTGTCTGACACTACATACCAATACGGATCTTTAAGATCTACGGCCCTGGGCAATATCGGCTGTACGATATTTCGCTCTATCGGTTTGGTTACTATTTCTACCTTTTTACTTGGTATCAGGCTGCAACTGCAAGCCATCGTCAAGACTGTCAATCCCAGCAGTATCTTTTTCAATGCTATCAAATACATCTTTAGTTCCTTTGTTTGCCCTGGTTTCGATCAAACCAGGTTTTGCTTTAGCTAATTTAGTTAAATTGTGACGCTTGAATATGTCCAGGTATCTGTTCATTTCAGCTTCAATCTCTTGGTTTTTAGATTGTAAGTTTAGTAATGATGATGTTTGTAATGCAAAGTCGTTTTGTAAACTCTCAATAGCAGCTTTTTGTTCTGCGTCCCGGAGTTCAAAAGCATCATTCAATGCAGATAATCTTGAGTTTTGCCAGTACAAGACTGAACAAATAAAAACTAAAACTCCGATTACACCTAATAAAATCTTACTCATATATTTCCCTTTTAGTGATTTTAATACATTTTTGTAACAATTTGCATCTTTTGTATTAATCTTCCAATAACGTGTAGATTTGCAGCTCTCTTGCTACACCTTTTACTTTGATTGGTGGTAGCTCTTTGCATATGTGATCCGACTTCAAAGCTGTGGATCTGCCAATGATTAGATCTACGCCAACTTCTTTACAGCTGGATTCTAGCCTTGCAGCTTCATTAACCGGACTGCCAATACAAGTATAATCAAAACGTGTGTCGGATCCCATATTTCCAACGATTGCTTCTCCGGAGTTTATTCCTATACCTATTGATACCGGAGGTAAATCTAAATCAATCAACTCCAGGTTCAGTTTATCCATGTTCTTTCTCATTTGTATTGCACAATCTATTGCTGCGTTCTCGTGTCTTTTAAGTTCTAAAGGAGCTGAAAACACTGCCATCAAGGCATCGCCGATAAATTTATCTACCATGCCCCCAAATTTTTTGACAGCTTCTACTTGGGCCGTTAAAGCTCGATTCATAATATAGGTTACATCTTCTGCGGACATAGATTCTGACATGGATGTAAAACCTCGGACGTCAGTGAAAAGCACTGTAATATACCGCCTGGATCCTCCGAGCTTGAGTAAATCCGGATTGTCCTGGAGCTCTTTTACTTGGCGTGGATCTAAATAATGTTCAAATTGCTTTTTGATCTGCTGTCTTAATATGTATTCTTCTCGGTATTTCAAATAATACGACGTGCTGCCTATGATAAATTGGCTAATCAATGACCAAGTAACATCCAACAATAAACCATCTTGTATGGTGTAATAGCCAAACGTGGCCACAGAGCCGGCCGATATGCCAAAGTATATCAATCCTACAGTCATGCTTAATTTTTGCGTCAGAAACCACGAGAGAAGCGCTAAAAGCATGAATATTGCTAACTCAGCTCCCAGGTGCCACTCAGGGATCCTGGGCGAGTCCTGGATTAATATTGACTCTGCTACAGCTGCTTGCAGAAAGTGTGGGTACATCAAACCTTTGCTAGTAGGCACTTGAGGCATAATCCCGCCACCGGAAGTTCCTATTATGGTTATTTTGTCTTTGGCCCCGGATAAATCGTCTAAGGTAATAACTGGTGTATTAACATAAGAGATCCATTTTCTGTGTGCTGAATCTACAGATATAGGTGGCAGTGATGGCACTCGTATCTCACCATCACTCATATTTATAATATAAGTGTCTTCTCCTGTAAGTTGTTTAAGGATCTCTATAGGAAAGCTAGGCGCAAAACCTGTTTCTGTACGCAACAACAAAGGATATTGTCTTACTAGGCCATCAACATCTGTAGGAGCGGATGCCACCCCCTGAGAGGCATTTGCTTTGAGTATATCGATGTTTTCTACAACACCCCTGGCCTCATATCCTCCTCCTGTATCTTCTCCTAGAATTACTGTACCGACTGTTGGAGGGTAGTTACCTGTATCAGATTCAAACATAGCTAGGACAGAAGGCCCATAACTCAAGGCTTCTGCAAAGGCTTCGTCTCCCCCTAATCTATCCGGTTGTGGGAAGGTGAGGGCCCAGGCTTGTGAATAACTACCCGCATTGAGTAGATCTACCTGAATCTCTGCCAATCTTCTCCTGGGTAATGGCCAGCCACCTTCTTTTTCTATATCAGCTTCGGTTATGTCCAGGATAACAAAATTACCTGTAGGCTCTTGTTCTTTTACAAAAGCATCAAACGTCTTGAGCTTTAGGATCTCTAAAGGTGTGAGCTGCATCAATAAAGGTAAAGCTAAACCAATGAGTAAAGCTGGGAATATGTATTTTTTATTCAATTTCCTTGCCTAATAGTTATAACATTGGAGGATCCGCCATTTACTTTGATAACGTGTTCTACCCCATTTTGAAACAATATAAGAGTGTATGCGCTAGATCCATCTAAGTCTAGGCGATAGGTGTCTCCTACAGATCTACGAATACTGACCTGTTGGCCCGTAATTATGGTTGTGATCTGTGTGTCTTTGTCCTGGCCTATGTTTGTCCCGGCTATAGTAATACCGGTTGCTATTTGATTGAGTTGATCTTCCTCTTCGTCTATAGCAAGCGCGTCAATCACATTCAAAAGATCTTCTAAGAAGTTTACATCTAAATAATTAATATCCAACTCGGTAAACTCTAAATCCGCCTCGTTATCCAAGAAGTCCTCAGCTAAGAAATCTATATCAAGATCTGAAAATTCTAAATAATCTGCTGTGCCCTGTTGTTGTGTTTCTTCTACAATATTCTCGCGTTCTTGCGGAGGATTTACAATAAGCATGTTGTCTATAAATTCTAGTGATATGTCTAATGTGACAGGTTTGGATGGAGCCTGGTTGTAAGTCATGGCTGTGGTTGCTTGATATGCTTGGTTTAGTATGACTTGGCCCATAGCCGTCTCTACCACTATCTCTCCTACTTTGCCATCAGCACCAGGCAAAAGAATAACCAACGAAGATCCCGTTTCCGGAGTGGTAGTGATTGTAAAGTCTGTTCCACGCACATAAACGTCAGCACTTGGCGTCTGTATGCGTATTTTCTTTTTGTTGTTAAATTTACCTGTAACGAAACGAGCTGTGCCAGATGCGAAACGTAAAGCCATTTCGCTCTTGGCTGGGTTTGGATCGTAAATGTAGCTGTTGATAACTAATTTGCTATGGTCCATCACACGGACAACTGTTTCATCCTCAAAGGTTATGGCCACAGCTCCAGATTGAGTTTTAACATTATCTAACTGTTGTATAGGAAAAGCTAACTCCGCCCCGTAAGGCTGATCCCTAACTACCTGAGCGTTACCTCTAAGCTCGCTTATGGAGCCAATATCAACAACCGGTGCTTGTGCCCTGATCGTTTTGGACCACACAAACAGTTGAAGTAGAAGTACCAGAACTAAGAATCTTGAGCCAGTCATTGTCTAAAGTTGATGATTGTGTAATGTTAAAGGTACGATTGGATCCATCGTGATCAAGATAAAAATAACCGCCAGCGTAACCTGATCCTGAGTAAGTAAGCGCATTATCGTTACCATCAATATTGACGTAGTTAGTTGCCGAATCTACGTTTATAGTTGACGTTATGGTATTGCTAGAACCATCGATAATCCAATCTAAATCTAACGTGCTTGCCAAAGCTGTTGTAGCCTGGTTTAAAGTGAATGTGTTGCTAGAACCGGTGACGTCCACATTGACATTACTTGAATCTGCTCCGTAGGTATTCGTTGGATCTACTGACGTGGTAAAAGAGTTCGAGTTGCCGTCAAATTCATAGAAACCCGTGTAAGAATCACCAATGATCTTTCCTAACCATTTATTGGAGTCGCCAATCTGATTTATGTCCAAAGTAGCGGCGGTCCCTGAGAACACAAACGCTGATACATCCCCAGCGGTACTGCCAGCACCACCGATTATATTGCCTGATCCAAGCTGCTCTAAATCTATGTTTGATTCAGATGCGCCAGATGTTTGATCTATAAATATTTCATTATCAGCTGCAAAAAGCGGTGTTGATAAGAACATTAGTAGTAATAGTTTTTTCATTCTTTGTACCTCCAATACCCTAATGAAATGCCTTGGTCTATAATATCTTTTACAGCTGTCTCCAGACACATCTGGAGAGCCACAGACATAGGCTCATTTTTTACTGCACCACCTTCTAATTCCACTAACTCCGTATTGTCGCTAATGAATCTAAAGACATCGTTGTTAAGCGATGCCGATAAAACTTTTTTTGTCGTCATAGTCTCTATGAGTACACGTCCTGTACTAACAGACACTAAGCGCAAACTTACTGTAATAATATCTTCACGATAACTTTTATCGGTTCCGATACCAAGAAATCTTGCTCCCGCCCCCCCAGAGCTATTATTAGCTGAGTACGATAACACGCCCCCAGAAATCACTTGGTCTGCGAAAACGAGAGGCATGAGCTTTTGATCTTCGTCAAACGTATCGCGAGTAGAGCGTATAAGCTGCCTTTCTTTGGATACCGCTTCTAAGGCAACGCGTTCTACAGTTTCAAAGAAGCCAGAGTGTTTCAAAACGCGTATTAAATAAGCATGTGGCGCTTGAGTTATAGCTGTACTAAAAGTTGCATAGGTAGAGTTACTACGTCGTTGTCCTGTTTCATCTTTGAAAGCATTGGGATAAACCGCTATAACTGGCTTTCTTACGGGTTCTGGTATGTCTGCTAAATCAGTATATAAAACCACCAACTCTGGTTGTTCATACTTTTTTATCGGGGCAATGTTGTTTTCTATGGGATCAATCATTAGAGTACAACCGCTAAAAAGTAAAGCCGTTGAGAGGCACAATAACCTCCGTAACATTTCCCTCGGCATCTGTGATTGTAACTCTGACTGTTTCATCCGTTATTTCGTATTCTATAGTATTACCATCTAGCTCCATGGAGCCAAACTTGTTAGGGGTATCGCCAAACAAAGAAGACTCTATTTGTCTTGCTAAGTTTGCATAGATCCTGGAGGTTAGGTTACGCATAAAGCGAGCCTCAACTGTATTTGTCTTGTCCCGTTCTAGCTTCTCAGCTAGGGCGGCAATCTCGTCCTTGATCGCTTGGGCCCGGTTTGTCTCTTGATTCTCAATAGTCAAATAATGTGAAGACGTGCCGACGCCACTAAAGGAAGGACTCTTAAATTTGTGCACCATTTCGTCTGCTAGTAAGAACGGCGTAACAAATAAAAATGCACTAAGAGCTATTGTCTTTTTCATTTTTTTGTTTCTCCTGGTCTTTCAACCTAACAACTGTCTCTACCTTCTCCTTTAACCTTATCATATCTTGATCTAATTTTCTCAACTCGTCGGTGAGTCTGATAATTGTAGTTTTCATTTCTTGCACAGCTGGATCTATGGTTTTGGTGATTGTTTGCCACACAAAAAACACAAAATAACCCAAACCTATGACCATAACTGTAGGAAAACCAAACTTTTGTACAAGCTCTACTATGTCCATCAATCTCTTCTGGCGTCGATCTTGCCATCTTCTACAAAGTTTGAAGATCTAGCTATGCGGTCAAGATCCGGGGGTAAATTGAGTGCGCTCGATACTATGGTGTCTATGCGGATCATATCGTTATTCATAATCGACGCTCTTGTAATTAACATAGAGGTTATGCCCTGGACAGTTTTGATTTCAGAAACCAAACCATCCATAAGTTGTTTCATAATGATAAATATGAAATAGGCCATGATTAGGCCGCTTGCGATGGGTAGTCCTAGATCTCCTATAAGACCTATGGCCTGTTCCATTAGTCTTCGCCTTTAAACTTCTTACTTTGTCCGGATGTTCCCGCGTAGATTCCAAATACAGCTGCCATTGCGCCTACGACTATCGAGACTAGACCAGCTTGCTCCAGGTTAGGTTCTGGTATTTCCATAAACCAGGTCACGACTTTATAAAGTAAGACAATATAAACACTCACGAATACTCTTGGAAATATTCTCCAGGCATCGACTGTTCTCGCTAAATGAATCCACTTTTGAAATGGGTTATCGCCTAGATTCTGTGGTGTAACGTCAATGTCTAGCTCCAGTTTCTTTTTGATTACTGGCTCTTTTGCTACTTCGACGTTTGCTTCTTCGTTCATATAAATTTAGCTAATACGATAGCTCCTACAATAAAAGGATATACTGCCCAAAGCATGGCTTCAAGTCGGTCAAAGCGTTTAGATCCGTCTTCTAATCTTTTTTCTATGTTCTCGTAGCGAATAGTGCACTCGCGCTCGTGCGTTTCAATCTTTGCCATTGCTTCGCTAACATCAGACATTACTTCTTTTTCTTTTTGCTTTTTTTAACTCTAACCTCTGTGTAGGCTTCGTTCACGTCCGGGGTGGATTTGTCGTCAGCCACAAACTGGCCTTCTTCGTCTCTGGCTCTAACTTTTTTCCTTTCTGTGCCAGTCCAGAAGTCAACTACCTTTTTCCAAATGCTCACTACTTTTCTCCTATCTTTTTGGTGATTGACTCTAATTGAGGTTCTTCTTTTTCAGAAGCCTCGGCTAAAACTTTTATATGCTCCATAGTTTGTTTTCTAATCGCAGCTATGCTTTCAATTTCTGCGCCTTTCCAAGCACCTCTTTCTGTTGCTACGTCTAATATTTGTAGCACGTTGACAAAGTATTGTTGTTCCATAGTTTATCCTAGTATTTTAGTAACAGATTTTGGGGTTATCTTTTCTGCTATCTGTGAATCTAAATTTGCTTTGTAAGCATCAACTGTACCAGTTTTTTTTGTATTCATAGCTGCTTCTACCCAACTTTGTACTTTAGCAGCGTCAAGACTTGACCAGTTTGTAAAATTAGATAAATCAGATGTATCTAATTCTTGAGTTCCATAGACATCAGATGTTTGTGGATTTCCATCTGCATCATTATTGCTATCATCTGTAGCTGTTATTCGCCAATGTACGTTATACACTACATTTGATTTACCGCTTTTTGTTGGGTAAACGTCACAAGTGCTTACATCCCAAGTATAGTTAATTGCCATATTATTTTCTCTTTTATTACCCTTCTAAGGTTGTTACCCTTGCTTCTAATTCTTGTAACGCTTTAGTAAGCAAAGGTGTTAATTTACCATAATCCATTCCTTGCAGTGTGTCTCCATCTTTTTCGCCAAATACAGTATGAGGAACTATGCTTGAAACTTCGTGCGCTAAGAAACCCTCTTCGAGTGTGTTGGTTTCATCATCTATCCAGTTATATCTGACTGGTTTTAATTGTTTCAATCGTGTGGTAGCATCCCATGTATATTCTACATTTTCTTTTCGGCGATAATCTGACGTAGTAACATAAGAAGTAGCTGTAGTTGTTACTACTCTTCCTCTGGTTACACCATCTTTACCAAATAATATTTGGTCTATTGATGCGGTATCATCTCTATTTAAATTAATATATCCACGACTAAGTTCTGTAGAATTTGCATCAACAGGAACGCTTGGACCAGAATTAGAAGTAACTCCCATCAGAAGATTACCAGTAGAGTCAATCCTTAATCTTTCACTATTATTTACAAGAAAACGCACATAATTATCTGTTTTTACTTGCATAGCCCAATTGCCATCTGCATCTAAGAAACCAATCTCACTAGCTTCTGCATAAAGATAACCATCTATGTTGCCACTACTGTCCATCATTTTAAATTGATTGGAGTTAGCGTCTGGTCCTCTAAACTCAAAATGTTGACCTGATTGAACTTTAAATCTATTTATGCCATCAACACCTATGTAGTAGATATTATCGTCAGTATCGTAAAGGTTATAACCTACTTGCGTTCCACTAATATTATGATAAATAACACCTGCGTTGCTATCAGACTGACCTGCTTCTAATATTAAATAGGTATCACCACTTGTAGGTTTAATGTGTAAAGGACCATCAGGACTCGCAGTTCCTATACCAACCCTATCATTACCACCATCAACGAACAACATATTAGCGTTGCCATTTGACTCGACTCTGAAGTCTACGTCTACTGAATCATCATTAAAGACAGCCTCGCCTTCGTTAAACTCAAGCCTATTGCGAGCAGTACCAGCTACCATTGTTTTTAGTGTTAATTGTGCATCTTCTGTGCCATCAGAAGCATCTCTTATTCTTGTTAATATTTGTCCGTAAATTACATCTTGAGAGTTGTCATTTCTTCCCTCAAATTGTATTTCTCCTAAGAAATCATCATCGGCTGGTGAACCAGAATTTCTATACATCCTAAGATTAGGTCCAACACTAGCATCTGCATCAGTAGTTGTAAGAGTTAAATTGTCGGTGTTATCTGCTAATGTAATTGTTGCGCCAGCAGAAGAAGTTATAGCACCATCTACTTGTAGTGTAGAAGCCATATCAACCGCACCATCTATATCTACTACATCTAGGTTAGTTGTTCCGTCTACGTCAATATCGCCAGATATATCAAGAGAAGTAGCTGTTAAAACACCTGTAACACCCAAAGTACCACCAATAGTTGCATCATCTGTTACTGTTAGATCGTCTTGTACTTTTAAATCTACGACATTTAAACTTGCAAAAGCATCAGTAACTGCTGCTCCACTACCAGCACCATCTAAGTAAACCGCTTTTACATCGCCAGCTGGTATGGTTACGTTAGCGCCAGTGCCTTGTGAAATTATTATATTTTGAGATCCACTCGTGCCGTTTTCAATAAAGTGCATCCTACTCATCGTGTTCGGTGCAATCGTAATCGTACAAGCCGAGTCTAGTGTGCCTGTATATTTGATATACATAGCTCTACCAGGATCCGTAGATCCATCGGCTACAGTTGTGGTGTGTGTGTCTGCATTGGTGGTTATTGCCTCGGTTCCGAAGCCAAGTGCTTCACCAATTAGCTCCAAATTCGTATTTGTCTCAGTACCCCAGGTTCCAGAAGATTCCCCGGTACCAATCTCTTTTAGTCTTAAATCATTTACATAAGTTGCCATATTTCATGTCCTCTTTTATGCTGCGTCTCTACCGCCTTTAATTGTAGTATAGTTTGGTGTTTGAGTTGTTGCAACGTCTGAAAAACTCGGAGTCTGTGTCGTCGTAACATCGCTGTAGTTAGGTGTTTGGTCTGTATCTATCTCTCCATAAACTAAAATCGAGGCAATACTAACAGTTACGCTTTGTCCGGTTGGCACCACATTCGCTTTTGCGACAGTAGATACAGAGCCTAAAGCGCTCGTAACCGCAAAAGACGGCAAGTTAATTACTTCGTTTTCATGGACTATAACTGAGCCAATCGCTGAGGTAATAGATCTACCTGTTAATGTTAGATTAGCCTCTGCATCTATAGCTGGAGATCCTAAGCCAGATGTTATTGCGAGAGTAGTAGGCGTTACATTCGCCTCTGCATCTGTGCTTGGTGCGCCTAGGCCAGATGTTACGGCTCTACCTGTAAGCGTGACGTTAGCTTCGGCATCTACGTTAGGTGAACCTAAACCAGATGTTATAGCCTGTGTGGCGGGTACTACGTTAGCTTTTGCTACTACTGATACTGTTCCAAGAGAGCTTGTAACAGAAAATCCAGTTGTTGTGGCTATTGCGCCAGCTGCTACTGTTACTGTGCCCAGGCCAGATGTTATCGCACCGACGCTGCTTAGATTTAATGGTAGTTCCGTGCCCCAAGCACCTTCGTCCCAGGCGCCACGTCCCCACCCATTAATTATTGCCATTAAAGATTATCTCTTACTAAAACCAGCAAAACTTTAACGTCTGTGAGCTCTTGTCTAACTGGGGCCGTCATAAAGTCTAACTCCAGCATCGCGTCAATCTTGTTGATTGCGCTGATAATTTTTTCTTTATCGCTCATTTTTGTTATTCTACCTCAAATATATCTACCGCTTTGCGGTTGTAATGATTTGTAAATTTTTGTAAACTAGAGTCAATGGAAACATTATATTTTACATGGGAAGAAGGACCAGCTGTTTTAGATCCGGTTGGTGACGAAGACTTCGGATATTTTATTTCTCCAGGTAATACTGACTGGACATTAGCAACACCTAGCCAGGTAGCTGATTTCTTTGTTGACGGCTCGAAAATGTCTAAGACAGATTTCGTAAAGAAGTTTGGAGAGATCGGTAAAGATCTTCCAGAACTACCAGCTGTAACGTAACCCCCCTCAGCAAACTTTTTAACGTCTGTTTTAGAGCTTCTTTTTGTAATTTTAATAATACTGTCGTCTGGCACCACCATATTTGCAGAGCCGTCTGCTTCACTAAATATTTTACCGCCGTAAGGCAGTTTTTTTGGTGAGATGTACTCGTAAAATTTGACTCCATCTGGATCATTGAAACTTTTAGCTATCGGTCCGCTCTGAAAAAAACTATCTATTTCTTTGCCTGTTGGATCTTTTTTTACAAAATCATCTGGCAATATTTTTTTTAATTCTTTTCTCAAAGTAGGATGTTGTCTGCTGAAAGGTTCGGCCACTCTTAACAGTTTGTCACTAGGTACTTCTACCTTGTAGACGAAACCATCGTCACCCGCGTAGCTTGCAGTAGTTTTTTTGCCCTCTATGTTTCTGGCCGTAAAATAATGACCTCTACCATATCGATCTAGGCTTTTTGGTAAACCAAATTCATCTAGTGGTCTTTGAGTCATGTCAAATTTTTCAAATTTTGCTGGACTACCATGTAATCCCGATATGCCCTTGCCTGTGAAATAAAAATCTGGATCTATCTGGTCCTTTGCGTTTTTAAATATAACCGCCATTTCATCTTGTAATTGTTCGCCCTCTAGCCTTATCTTTCTACCTATTTTACCGAGCTCTGTAGGATCTGTGGGCATGCCTTGTGGGAATAAAGATCTAAACTTTTCGTATTTTTTGTGTGCTTGATCGCCAGCTCGCCACATTGGAGCTGTAATTATTCCTACTTCTGCAACTAATTTTTCGCCGTTTGATCCTGTAAATTTAAGATTTATTTTGCGATCAACAAATCCTGTGCCTGGTTTAATGTCCCGGCCCTTATCGAAAACATCGTATCTTTGTCCTATGAATTTTGCTACAGCCTCTTCCTCGGCTGGTGTATTGACTACAATCCTGGTCCTTATAGGATCTGTGATTTGCGACATATCACCCTGGTATTTGTCCCTGGCTTTTTCCACCATCCTTGGTATTTTCTTGGTGGTGCCGACGGGTAACATTGTATCGCTATCAATCTTTATGCCGAACTCTGGCAATGTGGTTTCCAGGTTAAACTCTTTGGCTATATCATCCATCTGCGTTTTAAACTCTGGACCAATCCTAAGCGCTCTGTCGTACATTTTGTTTGCGTCAGCTACCGGGTTTCCGGTAAATAGATCTTCTTGGTGCCTGGTCAAACCATAGCGGGGATCTTTGGGTAGGCTGCTTATGCCTCCTGGTTCTGTCTTAGTCTTAACCATTTGTTTCAAGACAGACTTAGGGCCCCTAGCAAGATCTCCAATCAATGGTATCGCACCCAAGCCAGACAAGGCGGCGATTCCCAAATTAGCTCCGCCTTGTCCTACTCGACCTTGGGTAAAGTCTCGAACCGCGTCGCGGCCGTATTTGGTAGCCGCTGCAACATCCGCAGCCATGCCTGGAGGGGTAAAACCAGCTGCTATCTGTGCTACTAGCGGTACGTTTTCTTCATAACCTGTAACCGCCACATCGAGGAGATCTGGTTCAAACACATTGATGTTATTTTGGCTCGCCATTCCAAGATTATAACTGAAACGGCGAGTTTTTCTATTCGTGTAGTCCCTGGAACTTTCTTTTTATAATTCTGTGAACTTTGTGATACGGGAAATCCTCGAATCCAGGAAACCTGTTTTGTATCTGAGTGGCTATCCTTCTAGCACCCAAGCCTTGTTCTCTAGCAGCTTTGATGAACTTGAGAACCTCTTGTTCTGCCGGAACCGGAATTAGCTTGGTTCTTCTTCTACTACCGGAGTTGTCGTACTCTTTTGTGTAACCAAAAGGAACATGGCCACCGATTGAGTAACCTTTTTCCGCGTAAACAATCTTGCCGCCGTTTAGCCTGGACATAATCATTTCTCTCTCAATCTCCGCAAACTGAGCCATGTTTGTAATGAGTTGTTGGTTGGCCATCCTGGTCATGTCCATCTTTGCCTCCAGGCCAGTCTTTTCTTTTTCCCTGGGTAGGACCACCGGTATGTCTGCAAACATATCGCAGAAGTAAAGCGTGATCCCGGACTCTTCCAGGGTAGGAATCATGTTGACCATTTCCAGGAAGGACCTGGCAAGCCTGTCTAGTTTTGTAACTACTATCACATCATTGGCATCCATGACGTCGGTGAGCTCCCTGGATCCAGGACGTTCGAGTAATGGTTTCATGCCGCTAATCCCAGCATCAGTGAAGAACTGATCGACCGGTCTGCCGCCATACTTGTTGGCCACAAACTCTTCTATGGATCTCTTTTGATCTTCAAGCGAAGATCCATCCTTGGCCTGTTGTTCAGATGAAACTCTGATATAGCCGTAGATGTTATTGATTTGTTTTTTGGGTTGTATCATGCTGCCTCCTTTATTAATTCGTTTATCTTTGATGCCCCATGCTTACATCGTTATCTATCTTGTCACAGACAAAATCAAACATATCATTGAGACAATAACCATTTTCAGAACCCTCAGAGAATCGTTCAAAATGAATAAAATCCTCCCTTTGATTATGTTTAACTACAACGCTTGTATGTTTTTTCCAAACACAAAAATCCACAATATAATTTTTGTATTCAGATAAATAATTCAGAGGACCATCATAAATTGCGGGCACTTTTTTGAATGTACTTTTCATTACGCTGCCTCCTTAGTAACTGTAACAAACTCAAGACCATGTGTTGAAACTGAATTATGAAAGGCTTTTCTAGCTTCTTTTTCGTTATCGTAAGTGAGATTAAGGATATCATTCGTATCTCTATCTCTAATTGTTATGACATATCTTTCTTTCATTACGCTGCCTCCTTTATCAATTCATTTGGTTTGAATTTGTCTTTTGCAACCATGGCCATAATTAAGACAATGCCCTCGTCTGTTTGAAAGACTGTGGGCCCGTTCTCTGTCCCGGTTGCAATAGTCACGGCTCCATTCTCTGCGTCGTTCAATACAAATCCTTTGAGCAAGTTAATGTACTTAACATCTAAGGCCGCGTGACTGTGCTCGACTTTAGTAGGAATCACTGCCTTGTAGTTGGGGAATCTTCCGTCTATTTC